ACCATATGTTTTAGAGAATGTTTTACCGCCTTTTTTGTATGAAACTGTCTTGGTTTTTAAAACTCTAGCTCTGCCTTTCTTATCATATATGGTATCACCTTTTTTTATACCTTTTTTCTTATTATCTCTTTTATAGGTAGCAATTCCAAAGTTTGGAGAGCTTACAGGTGTCCTTTTAATTACTTTACGTAACAATCTCGCAGCTAATTCTTTTATAGTATCAATCATCAACTGCTCTTTTTCCTTTTCCATATCCTCAATTATTTTTTGAAACTCTTTCAGACCATCAAATTGTACTTTTATCTTTGAACTCGCCATTACGCCTTCTCCTGTTCCACTTCAAGTACAATTTCCTGATGATTTGTGTAAACTGCTGATATTGCACTGTGCTTATATCTCTTTGTCACGTTGTTTTGAGTCACTTCAATTGTACTTCCCGGAGGGATGTAAACTTCTGGAGAAATGAATAATTTAACAACTTGAGAAACATTCGCTCCCAGCCCTGTCTGCTCAGCTTGGCTGATATTTTTAAAACTTAGGCGGCAAGGCACATTCTTACATATTTCTACTTTTTCAAAACTTACTATTCCGTACTTATCTTTTGATTTTTTATTTTCAAAAGCAGTACACAGTCCGTCCCACATCGAGTGTATTGCTTCTCTTGCGCTTTTTAAGATTTCGCTTACCATACTAACCTCCTGTACTTGAGTATCTCGCTTTCTCCATAAGCTAAAAGCGTTGATAAAAATACTTCAAATTTATCTCCCGTGGTCTTACTATCCTCAAAGACTACTTTAGTTTCTCCCTCCGTTATCTCTTTCGCTATTCGGTTAAAATTTAATCCAAGAATATCAAGTTGATTCATTTTTAATTTGAAGTTGAGAAACTCTGCCGCACTTCTATTTATCCAGACATATTTTAATCCTTCGGGAACTTTCTTTTGGTTAGTTTTATTACAGATGTAATACTTTACTGTCTGAATGGAATTGTCTAATAAAAATAAGTCACCATCTACAACTTCGTAACCCAGCGACTTTAAATATTTTTTTACATCTTCCTTGATGTCTGTGATATAATCCATAGCCATCACTCTATCCTCTCGAAATTATTCTGGCAATAGGTATGGCTTTATGATCTATGCATGTTTTTGTTCCAGTAGAATTATCGTTCACCAGCTCCCAGTTTGCACCCATTTCCAATTCCGCATCAGTCGGAGACAATGTAGCCATACTTGATTTTGTAAATGAAATTCCGTATGGAGCATAGCAAATTCTTTCTCTTGAATAAAGAGTGTCTTGCCCACCATTTGTTTTAGGGTCTCTAAACATTTCAAATGGAACTTTTGCTCCAGGATTTGTAAATTCAAAAGCACCTTCTCCTAAAACATAAGTTGTATATTTTGTATATGCAGGAGTTGTCCCTGATTTTGGAACTTCTTCAGTAGGCATGGAATCATCTACCAATACCAATCTACCGTTTAAAGCTGCAATTGTTAAATTTCTTTCTATTCCATCAGAATCCGTATATTTTAAATATTCAAGTAATTTTAAGTTTTCTAAGTTTGTTGCTATTTGTGAGTGCATTATCGCCAATGAAAATCTTGCTTTATTTTGCCCCACAGCCTTTTGCAAAGCATTGTTTAAAGTGGTAACATTAAATACTTGCTTAGCCGTATCAGTTTCTTTTGATACATCATAAGTATGCCCATCAACAAATTTTTCATTGTCTGCCCCAGTCATAGCAAACACACCTTTTAGAATTGATAATAATAAATCCTGATTTATGTCATCCCAATATTCTGATACCTGTAATCCTACTTGATCCATGAAATTAACTCCTCCTGTTATATCATGTGAGAAGTCTTTCTCAACCCATCCTTTTGCTCTACCTACAACAACTCTCGAATGAGAGAAAGTATTCATCGATGTTGAATCAATGTCAGTTTTACCGTCGTAGTTATTAGGTTTTCCACCAATTCTACCAAATAAAGGAGTTGTCACATAATATCCTCCTGTTTGTTCGCTCATCATATCCACATACTGCGGTGCATTTCTTACTGCACCAGATTTTAATAATTCATTTCTTTTTAATTTTGGTATGGTATCAACATATTTCCCAAATACCTCACCATTAAAATGTTTCGCGTCAAATAATGCTTTTGCCATAAATATATCCTCCTATAATTTTAATTTTGTTCTGCCATCATTTCAGAATAAGTTTTAATTTTTCCAGCACTATCGCCAGCACTGTTCTGTGTGTTCCCTTCTCCAGGTTTGACCCCTGAAAAGTTGGGTTCTTTTTGTTTTGTTTCTGTGACTTTAAACAACATCTTACTATCTTCAGCAGTTTTCAGTGCTTCTAACTGTTCATTAATCCCAATCAGAACATCTCCATCCAACTTGATTTTATCCATATCAAGTAAAGCCTTAACTGCTCTGGTATTAATAACATTTGAGCCAAGTAAAGTTGTGTCAATCGCACTTTCCAGCTTAAATTTAGCAAGTTCAGCCTCAAAATTATCTTTTGCCACCTTATTGTCTCTTTGCAAGTTTTCAATAGTCTGCTTCATCGTTTCTAAATCTCCTGAACTATTTTTTAAATTCTCAAGCTGCACATCTCTATCCTTCAAATCTTTTTCCAGCTGTTTTTTGGTATTATTCACTTCATCAAATCTTGATTTTGGAATAAATCCTTTCAACTGTTCAGCATTTACTGATAGAACCTTTTCTGCCTGTTCTTCTGACAGACCTAATTTTAACAGGTCTTCTTTGTTCATAATCTATTCACTCCTATTCATTTTTTACGTTGTATGCCAACGAGATTATTTTTTTCTGATTTGTTCTTTTACGCCTGCAAATTCTAAAAAGGCGATTTTTCACAAAATTTTTACCGCCAATCCATAATTAACAGCACATTCATATTCAATTTTACACCCTCTAGCATATTCATAGCCTTGTGCAAAAACTACTATATCTGCATCGCACATTAATTCCAGAGACTTCGCTAAGTATCGCAAGGAACTATTTCTTTTACCTGTTATCACCGGAAAAACTGAGTCTATAATCTCTATTTCCTCATACTCTTCTTTCAATCGGCTAACTATCTCTTCTCTTTCCTGCTCTATGTTAGCGTGGCTCTTATTTCTCATCGGCTGACTTATAAATATTTTCATTTTCCCTTCACCTCCTCAAACGCTAGTATTAAAGCCGTATTTATATACCATTCTCTGTTTCCACTTATTAACTTTACATTTTTACCTTTATCAGCTTCCTTAATAAATTTCTTCAATGTTTTTTCATATTTAACACCCATGTAGTTTCCGTCGCTATGATAGATGTTAAGTGTTATCATTTTTCCTCCTTAAACAAAAAAATCACGACTAAATTAATAATCGTGATTAGTTTTTTTCTTTATTGATTGTCTTCCTCGTACGTTTTCCACAAATCTGAAAATTTAAAATCTAAATCTTTTTCTTCTTTTAGAACTTCTTTCATAAACTCAAAAAATTCTTTGTGAAGCTCAATTTCCTCTTTCGTAAAAGGTCCATCAAGCCCTCTCCATCTCATTTCGTCTCTTTTTCTCTGATACTCTTTTTCTTTATCTCTCATTTGTTTGAATGCTTTATATAGCCTATGTTCTCTTGATAACATGTTTTTTTCTCCTATAGTTTAGGTTTTTATCTTTTGCATTTAATTTTTGTAAAATCTGTGCAACATCTTCAAAATCTAATTCTCTAAGTTTTTGAACGTCATCATCAAAATCTGTCATATCCATCTCAAACATATCCTTTGACAACTCATGCACATATTTTTCATCAATCGCTCTCATATACCTGAACTTTTCATTCCTGAAAGTGTCAAAATCTCCACCACTGAATCCCCATTCATGCCTTCCTTCTGGGTGATTGTGAGTTATAGAAGCATTCTCAAAACGTATCGTTTCAATTTTTTGCGTAGGCAACGAACCTTTATCTCCTTTTATAACATATATTTCTCCACGCTCAGTTACAACCATTGCACTTTCATAGATGTTTTTAACTATTTTTTCTTCATATTTCTGCAAAAGATCTTCTACACTATTATACCTTGAATCTTTAATATTTCCAAGTAATCTGTATCTTCCTTCAGAAACTTTTACGGTTGTATTGACAAATCTTTTATTTGCGTATTCAACTTCCCAGTCTTTATACTTCATATTAGCAGGTACATAATAAGTCTTTCCATCCTTATCTCTTGTAGCACGCTCTCCTTCTTCCTCATCTTCAAAATATGGAGCAGTTGTTGTTCTGCAGTTGACGTGAAATGGCGGAGCAGTTGTGCCAATCTCGTAATCCTTAAACTCAAACACTTTGCCGTCAAGCCCCTGGCAAATCTCGGAAGTCCTGCTGTCAAGAGTAGCGACAATTTCATAACGTTCAATATTCAAATCTTCATAAGTCTTAATTCTAGCTTTAGAAGCATAGGCGGCACTTTCAGTATAGACAAGCCTTGCTACATTACTTCTGCTTGCATTCATTCTTTTAACAACTTTTTCTATTAATGTATCAAGTTTATCCCCACGAATAAAAGCCTGCGTCATTTCAGTATGCAGAGTATTCAGAAGCTTTTCTTTGTCTTCCCATATCCTGTCTGAAAAATGTTTTCCGTCAGAAGCCCAAGGGTTAGAAATAACAGTATTTACTAATTCATCATTCAACTTATACATATTTGAACCTATACCCATTCCTGTACCTTTTGCGATTTCAAAAAACGTATGGTTATATTGATTCTCGTATAAGTTACCTAGATAATTTTTAAAGCCACTACCATTATCATTATACAACTTCTCTATCTCAGCACGCACTTGAAGCTTCATAGCTTCTAATCTCTCTATATGATACTTGGTACTTGCATTTTCAAGTTCTTTTACAAACTTCAAACTGTCTTCTCCTGAACCTTTTTTGACATACTCTTCCACAGTCCATTTGAACTCATCACGTTCCTTCTTGTTAAGCATCCCCTTTGCATTTGCCAATGTTACATCGTTATTTTTAGCAATCCTGTTGTACCAGATTTCAATATCCTGATTTATCCTAGTAATTGCCTTGTCGTATTCAGCTTGCTGCTTCTTTATTTCTTTTCCAGCCATTTGATT